TACCTCCCGACCGGCCCGCTGGGCGGCATCTACGGCGGGACCTGGCAACTCACCACGGTGGTCTGATGACCGCGATCACGAAACTCGTCGTCTACGACTCGGTGCTGTTCAACCGAACCGGGCAGGTACGTCGCTGGGCGGACGCCGTGCAGGTCCGGTTCACCGCCAACGCCATCTCCGAGGCCCCGCTGAACAAGCGCCCGCTGAAGTCCCGCAGCAGCACCCTCCCGGTAGGCGGGCTGAAGGCCGGTATCTCCGGCGACGTGACCCGGATCGGCCCCCGCATGCTCCAGACCGACATCTCCTCCTCCGCGCCCTACTCGCTGTACGTCATCAAGGGCACCGGGCCGGTCATCTCCCCGACGCGGAAGGCGTTCATGACGCTGCCCGCCAACCCCGGGTACGGCGGTCACCAGCGTGCCAAGACGGTGTCCGGCCAGAAGCCGAACGACTTCCTCACCCGGGCCGGTGCGATCACCGCTCGGAGGCACCCGTCCCTGCGTGGGTTCGAGAACCAAATCTTCCGGCAGTGGTGAACTTCAGACTCTGAAGTCCACTCCCCCGGGTACGGGATAGTTTCGGGGGACCTTTCGGCTGCCTAGACTCACCTCAGAATCCACAGAAAGAGGTAGGCGCGTGAAAGAGTTCAACTCCGCAGCGGAAGCGGTGGTCAACGAGACCGAGGCACCCGACGGTCTGAAGTTCAAGATCGACGGCGTGGAGTGCACAGCGCACCACCCGCAGCCGGGTCAACTCGCGATCCTCATGGCGTCGACCGGCAGGCGCGCCAGCGAGGCGGACATGATCGCGGGCATCATCAACTTCTTCGCCTCGACGCTCGACAAGTCCTCGTACCGCTACGTCGAGGACCGGCTGCTCGACTACGAAGACCCGTTCGGGCTGGAACAGGTGCAGGACATCCTGGAATGGCTGGTGGAAGAGTGGACGGGACGCCCTATCAAGTTGCCCTCCGGCTCTACGCCATCGCCGGGGAGCACTGGGGACGTATCGACGGAGCCAGCCCCGGTATCGACCTGATCCGACTCCCCGAGCGTCGGTTCCTGAACCACATCTACTACTGGTGTACTGAGAGAATCGAGCCCGAGAAGTTCGAGGAGTGGTGGTGGATGATGAACCAGCCGCTGCCAGGTCGCGAGCGCAAGGTGACCGAGTCCATTGCCGAAGACGAGGGTGAGTCCTTTATGAGCGCGATGGAGATGATGCGCTGATGCCACGCGGCGAGAAGATCGGTGACGCCTACATCCGGGTCACCGCCGACGGCACCGGGCTCAACCGCTCCATCCGCGACCAGTTCGACGACGCCGACGGCGAGTTCGAGAAGGCGGGTGCGCGCAACTGGAAGGCGTACCAGGACGCCTTCGCCAAGGAGTCCTCCAAGCCGGTCAACCAGCGGGTGCTGCGTGAGTCCATCTCGAACACGCTCGCCAAGGGCGACTGGCTGGAGAAGAACTTCTTCAAGGGGCAGAACTGGAAGCAGTTCCGCAACTCGCTGGGCCGGGAGTTCGGTGCCGCCGGTCGGCTCGCCGGGGACAACCTCGAAGAAGGTCTCGCGCGGGGGATGTCGTTCGACCAGTTGGCCGCGAAGATCGCCGACCTCCGGCCCGAACTGGACCGGGCCACCAAGCAGATCGCGCACGACCAGGAACTCGCGTTCAGGGAGCGGGATGCCCGTATCCTCGCGGCGCTGAGGGAGGAGATCAAGCAGGAGAACGACCTCCGCATCCGACAGGAGAAGGTGGCCCGCGAACTGCTGGCCCGGCGGGTGTTCGAGGTCAAGCGCCTGAAGGCGGAGTACGTCGACCTGACCGCGCTCGTGAAGCGGATGGTCGCGGGCGAGGAGGAGCAGCGCCACTCCCGCCGGGAGTTGCTCGACCAGTTGAGCGACCTCACCGTGGGCATGCGGAAGTACGGGCTCGTCAACAACGAGGTCAACGACACGCTCGGCGACACTCACCGCCACCTGCTCCGGGTCCACCCCGAACTAGAGCGGTTCCGCAGCAACATCGACCGGCTCTCCGTCGGCGTCGGGGCCACGTTCGGCAAGGGCTCGCGCAACAACTTCATCAACTTCTTCGGGTCGCTCGCGTCCAACATCGTGAAGACGGTGAAGATCCTCCCGAACCTCATCGGGAAGTTCCAGGACCTCGCGTTCACCATCAGCACGTCGTTCACGAAGGCCGGTGGCGGACTCTCCGGGGTGTTTGCCGGCCTGGGCAGCGCGGTGTCTGCCGGGCTGCCCGGCCTCATCGCGCTGGCCGCTGCGCTGGCAGGGCTCGTGGTGCTGGTCGGGCCGATCATCGCGCTGTTCTCTGCCCTGACCGGCATCGTCATCGCCCTGGCCGGGTCCATCACGTTCGCCCTCGTCGGTGCACTGGGTGCGCTCGCTGGTGCCCTGCTGCCACTGACGGCGGGCATCGGCGTGGCCGTGGCTGCCGTGCTGTCGATGGACGACAAGATGAAGAAGGCCCTGTCGCAGTCGGTGAAGCCGCTGACCAACGCCTTCAAGGAACTCGGTGCTGCTGCCGCGCGCCCGATCTTCAACGCAGTGCGGGACGACGCCGCGAAGTTGGCCCCGGTGGTGCGGGAGTTCGTGCCGCTGTTCCGAGAGGTGGGCCAGGCCATCGGGCGGGTCGGCGACTACTTCGTGCAGGCCCTCCAGAGTCCCGGCTTCGCCGCGTTCCGACGGGAGATGACCGCGTTCCTCCCTGCTGCGGTCGAGGCGCTCGGGAAGTCGTTCGGCAACTTCGTCGGGGGCATGGCGGGGGTGTTCCGTGGCCTCATCCCGATCACCCAGGAGTTCCTCGGCTGGTTGCAGCGGATCACCGGGGACTTCGCCGAGTGGGCCAACTCCAAGGAGGGTCAGGAGCAGTTGAAGCGGTTCTTCCGTGACGCCGCCGACTCGGTGAAGTCGCTCGGCGGTTTCCTGGAGTCCGTGAAGGACCTGGTGGTGTTCCTGCTCGACCAGGGCCGGGCCACCGGCGACACGATCTTCGACAAGATGGCTCGCGGCATCCAGAGGTTCACCCAGTACCTCCGCGACAACCCGACGGCGGTGAAGGACTTCTTCGCCAACGCCCAGGGAGTGGCCGAGGACATCGGGAGGATCATCAGCGCGCTCAGTCGCCTGGTCGACGCCTTCGACAACACCGGCACCCGCCTCGCCGCGTCCTACATGCTGAACTCGTTCGCTGCTGCCATGAAGATCATCTCGTTCGCGGTCGAGGGGACGGTCAACACGATCGGGCGTCTCGCCAGCGAGATCAGCCGGGAGTGGACCGCTGCCAGCACGGCGGCGCAGCGCGGGGTCAACCTCATCGTCAGCGTGTTCACCGGCATCGGTGCCCGCATCGGCGGCGCGATCAACAACGTGCGCGGCATCGTGACGAGGGTGTTCAACGCGCTCCCTGCCCCGGTGCAGGCGGTCGTCACCCGGATCATCGGCATCTTCACCGCCGTACCGGGCCGGATCGCGAGCGCCGTCGCCAGCATCCCTGGTCGGTGGCGCTCGATCCTCGCCGGACTGCCCGGCATCGCTGCCGGGATCGTTGGTCAGATCATCGCCCGGTTCGCCACCACGCCGGGCCGGTTCGCCAGTGCCGTGGCTGCGATCCCTGGTCGGTTCCGCTCGATCATCTCGGGCATGCCGGGCATCGCCGCCACCATCGTGTCGGGCATCATCGCGCGGTTCGCCACCATCCCCGGTCGGGTGTCCAGCGCCCTCTCGGGCCTGGGTGCCATCGCGTCGAGGGCGTTCGGCCAGATGGTGTCGGCTGCCGCCTCGATCCCCGACCGGATCGCGGCCCTGTTCCGCGGCCTGGCCGGGAAGATCATCGCCGCCGTCGGCACGATCCGGCTCCCCACGCCCACCATCTCGATGCCGAAGATTCCGAAGATCAACATTCCGGGGCTCGCCTCGGGTGGCATCGAGCACGGCCTGAACGGCATCGGTGTGCTGCGCCGTGTCGGTGAGGACGGGCCGGAGGCTGTCGTCCCGCTGGACCGCCCGCTGTCCCAGGTGGACCCGGCGGTCCGGTGGCTGTCGGCGCTCGCGCAGGGGAAGATGAACATGGCGAACGGCGGGGTGGTCGGGAGCGGCAAGACGATCGACGCGAGCGGGTGGCAGATCATCGTGCCCGGCTCCGACGCCCGTGCGGTCGCGGAGAACGTCGTCAACCGCCTCGTGGCGACCGGGTACTGAGGAGTCTGCGATGGCATGGGAAGGCTACTTCGAGTACGCGGGGGCGGAGATCATCAACGTCACCCGCACCGAGACCTACGTCAAGAACGCCGGGCACACCTGGTTCCGTCCGCTGTACGAGGCCGACGCGCTGCCGTTCATGCTGGGCGACGGCAAGAAGTACCGCACCGCGCTGCTCGACGACGCTCCCTGGGTCGACCCTGACGCCCCGGAGTCGACGGACTTCTACGGGTTCTACCCGCTGGGCGTCACCGGCATCGAGGACTCCACCCGTGAATCCACGGTGACCCAGTCGCTGGGGAACGGCGGAACCCCGGGCCGTCTGCGGCACGGCACCAAGACCGCCGTGTTCAACGGCATCCTGGTCGCCCGTACCGAGGCTGGTGCAGAGTACGGGATGCGGTGGCTCCGCGCCGCGCTCCTGGGGGGTGCGTGCGGGGCTACCGCCACCTCCACCTGCAACGGGCTGGAACTCTGCTACCTCGTGTCCGAGCCGGACATGGAGGTACCCGAGGCGACGGTGGTAGGCAGTGTGCAGGCGCTGCTCGACGGCGGCTTCTTCGTGGCCGGTGACCCGCTGCCCCTGAGCGTGGTCGACGGCGAGGTGGTCAACCAGCCCCCGGCGACGATCGACGTGGACGGCGGTGTGGTGAACCAGACCACGTTCACTGACAGCACCGACGGTGGCTCCGCTGACGCCACTTCCGGCACCCTCACGAACGTGCCCATCCCGATCGAGGCCGACGACCCGGACCTGGACGGCGGGCCGGTGGAGAACCTCTACGACGGGCAGTTCGACGGCGGCACCCCCACCCTGACCGGCGGGTTCTTCGACGGGCGGGAGTACCCGTTCAACCTGCTCGCCGAGGACGAGACGCTGGAGGACGACCCCGAGGACTGCCTCACCCCGTACCTGCGGAAGATGACGAAGGTCGTGATCAACGACGGCCCCTCGATCACGGCGAAGCGCATCGCCTCCGACGGCGGGAACATCTGGACCGTGCAGTTCACCGCAGTCGCGGGCTCGCCCTACGAGTACAGCGCCGAGGTACCGATCATCACCGGGTTCCTCGACCCGGAGATCGAGGTGCCGTGGGCCACCGGCATCGAGCCGGACTCCGGGCTCATCGACCTCGACGGCTACATCCACGACGAGGCGGCGTGCGCCGTCCCGCAGTTCAGCCCGGTCTACGACCCGCTGTACCCCACGCTGATCCCGCCCCCTGGCCCGCCGAGCGTCCCGCTGGGCAACTACAACCCGCCGCTGAACTGGCTCCGCCGTCAGTTCACCATCCCGAAGCAGTACGTCCCGCTGTGGGGCGAGGTGGTGCCGAAGGTGAGCGTGCACGCCCGGGACGCGGACCTCCGCAACCTGCGCCTGCGGTTCTACGCCGACCCCTACAACATCGGGTCCATCGAGGACGACCCCTGTGCCTTCTGTGGTGACATCGTCATCTCCTACGTGCCGAAGGACCACAGCCTGGTGCTCGACGGATCCACCCAGACGGTGTACGTCCTCACGCCCGGCGGTGACACCCGTCGCGCCGACTCCCTGGTGTTCAAGACCGACGGCACGCCGTTCGAGTGGCCGACCCTGTCCTGCGGGTTCGGCTACATCGTGACGCTCGACCTCCCGCAGACCCAGCCGTCCCCGGTGGTGGACCTGAGCCTGTTCTCTCGGATGGTCTGATGGCTACAGAGAAGCAGTACCAGCCGTCGCCTCCCTCCGACCGCCGGGTCAACCCGAGCCGGACCAGCGTCGTGATGTCCGCCGTGCTGTACGACCCGAACAAGGGCCAGCGGATCAAGTTGGAGGTGCACCTCTCCAAGAACGCCTCGATGAAGCCGCAGGTGGTGGTGTCCTCCAGCGGTGTGCTGAACGGCAACCGCGCCACGGTGACGATCAAGAACCTCACACCGGGAACGAAGTACTACGCACGGCTGCACGCGCGTGACGCCACCGGCAGAGCGTCCGCGTCGTACGCCTCCGAGACCTTCCGCACCGACGGCACCGCACCGACGGTGCCGAACCCGAACCCGGTCAGCGGGGAGCCCCAGCAGGCGACCGCCGTCTACCCGCCGTCCGAGGCGACCTCCATCCAGATCAACACCCAGGATGCCGAGGAGGAGATGACCACCCGCTCCACCGGGAGCGTCAGCATCAGCGCCCAGTTGGACGACCCCGACGAGGGGCAGCGGGTCCGGCTCATCGTGCAGTACAGCAGCGTGAAGGACTTCTCCTCGGGGGTGCGCACCGAGCAGAGCCTGCTGGTAGACCAGGGCAGCCGCGCCTCGGTGACCCTGAACGGCCTGGCGCAGAACACCCTGTACTACTGCCGCCTCTACAGCCGCGACTCGCTCAACGTGCTGTCGGCGAACTGGAGCGGGGCCTCCTTCTGGACCAACCGTTTCCCGACCGAGCCGACCACCTCCGCGCCGCCGGACAACGTGGACGTGTCGAAGGGCAGCGCGCTCGACTTCGTCTGGAACCACGAGGACCCCGACGAGGGCGACACCCAGGCGGCGTACGAACTCCGCTACCGGGTCGCGTCCACCCCGAACGTCGACTCGGGTGCCTGGACCTACATCACCTCGGCCACGTCGAGCGAGACCTACAGCGCCCCGGCAAACACGTTCCTGGCGAACACCTACTACGAGTGGCAGGTGCGCACCCGGGACATGCAGGGCGGGTGGGGTCCGTTCTCGTTCCCGCTGTCGTTCTACGTCACCGGCGTCTCCCTGGCCCCGGCGCTCGTGGCCCCGGTGAAGGGGCAGGCCCAGGACGTGTCTGACGCCACCGTGTTCCAGTGGACGTTCCGTGACCCCGACCAGGGTGACACCCAGGTGCGGGCGGACCTGCGTTACCGGGTCGTGGGCGCTGCGGACTGGCTGCTCTCGGTGGGCGACACGTCGGTGCCAGGCAACTCCCAGGCGTGGGCGTTCCCGGTCGAGACCTTCGCCGCCGGGCAGCACTACGAGTGGCAGGTGCGCACGCTGGACTCCATCTCCTCGGTCGTCTCGGACTGGTCCGAGTCCGGGGACTTCTGGACGGTGCGCTCCCCGGGCACCGGGTCCGGCGTGGACCTGTCGTTCCTGCCTGACTTCACCGTGCCGCGCTCGGGGCTCGGGTGCGGGATGAACGAGGTGCTGATCTACGAGCGGGGCGGGCGTCGGCTCATCGGCAAGATCGAGCCGCTCGCCAAGGTCGACTGGAACCGGAAGCGCGACGACATCTCGAACTGCATCGTGCTGACCAACGGCTTCGGCGCTGACTGCTGCCGCCTGCTCTCCGAACTCCGGTGCTGGATGCACGAGGTGGTGGTGTTCCGTGACGGCCAGCGCGTGTGGGAGGGGCCGATCACCCGCATCACCTACAAGCCGGACGAGGTGGAGATCGAGGCGAAGGACGTGATGGCCTACCTCTACCGCCGGATCATGCGGCAGGGGTACAACGACTCGTACCGGCTGGTGAACGGCCAGCAGTTGGGCCTGTCCACGGTGGTGGAGCGGGCCGAGCGGATCGCGCTCAACGCCCTGGCTCCGAGCGACCCGAACCTGCTCCCGTACCTCACGTCGCTGAAGTTCCCCGACGACACCAGGCAGTCCCGCGTGGTGCCCGACATGAGCCGGATGGCATGGGAGGAGATCGACGACCTGGCTGCCACTGCCGGGCTCGACTACACCACGGTCGGTCGCCGCATCCTGCTGTGGGACACCCACCGCTACATCGGTCGGCTGCCGGAGATGCGCGACGAGCACTTCTCCTCGCCGCCGGTGGTCACGGAGTACGGGATGCAGTTGGCTACCGCCTACGGGGTGACGAACAACAACGGCGTGTTCGGCCTGGCGGTCAGGGACACCGGACCCTACGGCCCGGTCGAGCAGTTGGCGTCGGCGTACGGGGAGACCGAGGGAGGCACCGAGGAGGTGCTCACCGCTGCCGGTCGGCTGGCGCTGGAGCGCACCCTGGACGAGCAGGCCGAGCGCAACATCGCCGGGCGCTACCCCACCCCCCTGCTCGTGCGCGTCCCCGACAACTCCACGCTCTCGCCGGACATGAACGTGGACATCAACCAGTTGGTCCCGGGCGTGTGGGTTCCGCTGCGTGCCCGTGGCACCTGCCGCGAGGTCACCCAGTGGCAGAAGTTGGACGCTGTCGGGGTGAGCCAGGACAGCAGCGGCGAGAAGATCAGCGTCACCATGAGCCCGGCCCCGAACGCGGGCCAGGACCCTGACGCCGAGGCAGCAGCAGAGGAGAACTGATGGGTGGACCGACCGGCCACAGGATCGTGCAGGACGGCGACGACTGGATGCGCCAGCAGGAGAAGCGGGTGCTCCGTGAGGAGCGTCGTCCGCAGATCACCCACGCCTCGGACCTGATGGGACCGGGGCTCGGCCCGCGCGCCGTCGAGGTGCAGTCCTGGTCGGACCCGGAGACCGAGTTCAACGGGTTCTTCTACAGCCGACCGAGCACCACCTCCGGCGCGCCGGACACCACCTCCTGGTGGATGGGCATGACGATCGCGCAGGCCGAGGGGTACGGCATCCAGCAGGTGTGGGACTACCGGGGAACCAGCAGCCCGATGACGATGCGCACGCGCAGATTCTCGAGCGCGACGGGCACGCGAGTGTTCTCGGCGTGGGCCTGACCATGCCGTACGCTGACCGTGCAGGACGGCCAGCAATCTTCAGACTCTGAAGTTCGCCGGAGCCCAGACACGAGGAGTGTGAACGTCATCGCCAGATGCGGATGTGCCTCAGACCAGTGCGGTTGCACCTTCGTCGCAGGTGACGGCGTCGTCATCACCGGCACGGGCTCCCGCTCCAACCCCTACGTCATCGAGGCAGTGCTCCCGACCTCTAGCGGGGGCAGCACCGGTGGCGGCGGTGGCACCACCACACCTCCGCCGGTCACGGCTTCGCGGATTGTCGGGGAGATCGTCGAGTACGGCGGTGCGACCGCCCCCTCCGGCTGGCTGCTGTGCAACGGTGCCGCCGTGAACCGCTCGGTGTACTCCGGCCTCTTTGACGTGATCGGCACCACCTACGGTGCTGGCGACGGGTCTACGACGTTCAACCTGCCGAACCGCACCGACAGGGTGGGCATCGGTGCCGGTGGTGGCAAGCCTCGCGGCTCTACCGGGGGGGCTGAGTCGGTCACACTGACCACCGCCCACCTCCCGTCGCACAGCCACACGATGACGCACTCGCACACCGGCTCGACCGACGTGCAGGGCAACCACTCGCACACCTACATCCAGCCGAACACGGCAGCCCAGACCGCCGCCGGTGGCAACAACTGGTACACCCAGCGGATGGCTGGCACGACCGACGTTGCCGGGGCTCACGGCCACAACGTGACGATCGGTGCCTACGGTGGCAGCACGGCGGCCAGCAGCGGTGGTGGCGGGTCGTTCAGCATCCTGCCGAGGTACCTCGCCAGCAACTACTTGATCAAGACCTGAGAGGGGTCGACATGGCTAGGTGCTGTGGTTCCGCCGGGACCTGTGCGTGCAAGATCGAGGCCGGGCGGAACATGCTCATCAGCGGGTCGGGCACGAGCCAGGACCCCTTCATCGCAATCGCCGACGTGTACCTCTCGGTGCAGGACAGCCCGCACTTCGACATGGGACTGTCCGGCACGGGCACCCTGGAGAACCCCTGGACCCTGTCGGTGGACTACGTCGCAGGCTCCGGGCTGTCCGGCCTCCCTGACGTGTCTGACACCGCTCCGCTGACCGGCCAGGTGCTCGGCTGGGACGGCAGCAAGTGGAAGCCCGTCGCGCCCACCACGGCCTCGGCAGGAGACGTGCTGACCGACTCCTCGCTGACCGGCGACGGGTCCGCTGGGTCGCTGCTCCAGGTCAAGGAGGACCCGGCCCGCTACCTGGTGACTTCGACCGCTGGCGTGGGCCTCTCGGACGCTGGTATCGCCCGCATGCTGCGCATCTACCCCGACACCACCACCCGGGCCAACGACACCATCGCACCCGAGCAGGGCACGCTCTCGACCAGGCAGAACAACCTCGGTCGGTACGACTACTGGGACGGTGCCTCCTGGAAGCCGATCACCAACGGCGTGCAACTGTCCGTGCAGACCGGCCAGATGCTCCAGATGTCGGGACCGTACGTGCAGGGCTCCCCGATTACGGAGTACATCGGCCAGGTGGTCGCCACCACGGACGGCTCGGGCGACTTCGACATCATCGGCAACGCCCCGCTGTCGGGCTACGCGGGCGTGCTCTCGTGCCACTTCCAGTTGACCGGCACCACCGCCGCCACGGTGATGGCTCGCGGCGACGTGAACCGGGTCCGGGGCCGCGCGTTCCGCGCCGACACGGGTGCTCCGTACACGGGCTACGCGGTCACTGGGACGGTACGGGCGCTTCTCTACTGAGTTGGTCCTGCTCGGCCTGCCGCTTCAGCACGCAGGCGTAGACGTTGTCGAACGTCACCGGCTTGACCTCGACCGCACACGCCGTCGCTGCGGCTGCGGACACCGCCTGGTTCGACTGAATCTCTGCGATGGCGTTAGCGGTGGCCTGCTGTCCACGCTTCGCACACGGCTTCTCCGGGTCGGTGCAGGACCTGATCTGAGCGGCCAGCGCCCGAATCTCCAGGACGACCTGGTCACGCTCCTCGGACTTCGCCACACTCTGGTCCTGGGTCTCGCTGATCTTGTCCGTCCGCTCGGCACCAGTGATGATCACGTAGGTGATCGACACCACGAACACCAGCAGACCGAGCCCGACGAACATCTGCAAGGCGTGACGGCGGCGGGGGGTCACGACACGTCCTCTTGGAGTTCCACCAGACGAGTCATCAGGCTTTCCAACCTGTCGAAGTGGCTGTTCCACTGGTTCCACACTGTCACCGCCTGCGTGTGGTGGTCGGTGAGCAAGTCCGTGATCGCCACGAGGTGGACCTCGCCTGTCACCGTCTTCGCCCACAGTTTGATCTCCTGCTCCTGGGCCTCGATCTTAGCGTCGTCTCTGGCCGACTTGCCTTCGAGGAAGAGGATGCGCTTCTCCTGGTCCCCGTTGGTCGCGCGCAACGTGGCCGTCGCACCGAACAGGAGAATACAGGCGGCACCGATGACGACTGTCATCAGGGGGAAAGCCAGGTTGATGATGGTTTCCATCGGCTACTCGCCGCTGGGGTCGTCGGCTTCGTCCAGGTTGAACGGCTGCTTGTGGTCTGCCCAAGGCCCCGGGACGAACGTGACGTGCAGGTACCCCGCGTCCGTGAGCGACGAGTCCTCGATGCGAGGGTCGTCGTCACGGATCAGCGGGGCCAACCACTTCGACGTGGCCTTGTCGAACTTGATCGTGCGGAAGACTCCGTAGCCGTCGACCTCACCGACCGGCTCCGACTTCGCGGACTTCTTGTGGTCGGTGGCCTGTGCGATGAGGGTGACTGCACCGTACGGGAGGCGTGGCATGTGGTTGCTCCAATCGAGGTAGTTCCTCGGTCAGAATAGCCGCACTTGCTCCGACTTCTCGGGACCGTCGTTCACCCGGTGGTCCAACTCTTTGGCGAGTTGCTCCCACAGGTCCCGTTCCTTTTTCGGAACGCTCTGGTCCTCGGACATCAGCCGGTAGTAGTCCCGCTGGGCGGTCAGCGTCGGGGTCGAGGTGCCGAGGTACGCCTTGACCTTCTCGATGTACGCGAGGTGCTCCCGCCACCAGTCGTCCACCTGCCAGGGGTGCTGCTGCTTGCCCGAGCCAGCCCCGCACTTGCAACGACCGCCGTGCTCGTACGGGGGCTGGTCCCCGTAGCGCATTCGCGTGATCTTGTGGCTCACGAGACTCGCATCCCCGGCCACACGGGGTTGTCCCCGATCACTGCACCGACGAGTTTCCCGGCGATGCCAGCGTCGTCCATCTTCGTGCCGAGCGGGGCACGAATCTCTGCCTGGAGCGCCCAGCCCTTGCTGATCTTGACGCCCTGCACCTCGCCGGTGATCCAGCCCTCGCGTTCACGCCGGAGGTTGGTGAGCCTGCCGACGAGCATCCCGTGCAGGGAGTACAGCGGAACGTCCTCGTCCCAGTAGGTGCCGTTGCTGGTGATGACCCGCCCGTCCTCGGTGGGCGTGCCTTCACGTAGAACTCTCATGCGCATCTTGTTCTCGCTCTGCTCTCGCGCACTCGACCGGCATGCATCCGGGCTCGTCGCAGTGGTAGTGGTGGCAATAGGGGCAGCGGGTGTAGGGACCGTCGCAGTCTCGGCAGTGCATGGTGCCGAGACTACGACGAACTTCAGACTCTGAAGCGGAGGTCCGGCAGCACGAACGGTTCTGGGTCCTCGGGCATGCCCGCCAGTATCTCGGCCCACTCGGGCGTCAGCGGGAAGTCCTCGCCGCCTTCGGTCCAGCCGTCAGGTATCGGGTCTCTCATTCCTTCACCTTCACGACCGGTCGCTCTTTCACTTCGATCTTGTCGTACGCCCTGCGGTGCTGCTCGGGGATGATCGACTCGTTGACGTGGGTCCACCTGATCTGGAAGTCCCTGGTGTACCCCTCCATGCCGACGAGGTGCACCTTGGCCTGGTCCTTCAGCCGCTTGCCCGCCTTCTCCAAGTCGAGGCCCTCGCGGTACATCGCAGCGGCGTCGATCACTTCCGGCGCGGTGAGCAGGCCCTCCACGTCCGAGTCGTAGGCCCGGCAGGTGGCC